GATACGACTGCCCAGGCTAAAATTACCACGGGCAAACTAAGAATTATTAAAACTGCCTCGTCTTTCCAGTCTGACTGTCTAGCTTCTAAAAGCTTACCTTGATAAGCTTCTTTGCCTTCAGCCATACGAGAAGCATGCATAAGTTGTGCTTCAGACATCGCCATCTTCGTCTTCTGCTTGTTCTCATAAATCTTACTACCAGCAGAGACGGCTAATTTAATCGCCGATAACCACATATTAGTAAGCTTTAGATTTTCTTTTCTTGTCTGGTCTTACAGCACCTTGACCTTGTACTTCTTCTTCAGGTCCACCAGTGCCAATATAGTTAAAAGCTTGGTCAGCAGTTGTTTTAGATCTAGGATCTATTTCAACTTGTTGTTCACCAACTTTAACTTCTTTGATTTTATCAAGTTTTTGCATTTATGCTCCTTTTTTGACTCCTTTTATAACACCTTTGTTCTTAGATGCATAGAATATCTTTTCACCTCTCTTTTTCCCATACTGTTTCTTCATGGATTTCATGATTTTTTTGCCTTTTTTGCTTAAAGGCATTAATCATCCTCCATCATGACTTGAGCTTGTTGTATTCCTGACTTAGCAAGGCTAACTCCAGCTCTTAATTTTGATAAATCTTCGTTTTGTTCTAGTTTATCTTCAAAATTTTCACGTTGTTGCATCAATCTTGCTCTTGCAAGTTCAACTTGTGCTTGATCGTTGTCTCTTTTTCTCTCATTTTCCATAGCACGTAGGTCAACTTCACGTGATTTTAGTTTTAGAAGTGGGTCAGAGTCAAATTGTGATGTAATTTTCTTCTCTTCCTTCATAAAATCTTCTGTCATCTCTGCAACCAACACTGCTTTTCTAGCTTCTATGGTTTGAGAGATTTGTTGTAGCTGTTGTGCAGCGTTAGGATCAGTTGCAGCTTGTTGTTGTAGCATTTGTAACTGCATTATTTGCTCTCTAAACTCTAATTGTACTTGTTCTTGTGACATTAAACTGATGTGTTCTAAAATATTTTTCTGTATCGCTGCCATAATTGCAGGATTATTTCTAACCATATTAGTTGCCATAAAATTTAAGTGAGCTGTAACGTGTGCTCTATGGTCTTGACCAGGAAATGCTTGAAAAGGTTTGCCACCTAAAGCGTTTATATGTTCTACACTTGGATCCATTGGAGCCATAGGTGCAGGAGGTGGTAATATTTGATCTATATTTTTAACACCGATTGCTTCGTACATTTTTCTGTAAGCAGAATATAAATTATGTATTTGTGGATTTGATTGTGCAAGTTGTAATTCTGTTTGTGCCATAGATATTCTTTGCGCCATTGAGAATATGTTTGGATCTGCAACTGGTATGATGTCTATTCTATCGTCAAAGTCTACTTGTTTAATGTTCCGTGCTCCACCGACCACGTCGTATGGATATTCTGGTGGTAAATATTGTGCAACTACTTTTGATAAAAGTTTAAATTCTTTTTTCATTCCTGCATACAATCTTTTGTGTATTGCAGACATGACCCGTGATCCACGTTCCAATAATGCTATCGTTGTTCCAACAGCCGCTTGTTGATTACCATCACCCACTTGCATATCAGCAATAGCCGCGAACCTTTGACCAGCGGATACAACAATACCCATTAATTGTAATAGTGTTTGTGACGGTTCTTTGTATGGTAATGGAAAGAATGCTTCTCTTAGGTTACCACCTGGTGCGTCCACATCTTTGAACTCACCAGGTTGTATTGGTGATGCTTCGTCTCGGACTCTCACTCCTCTTTGTTTAAATCCTGCAGGCAAATTAGATAGGGTACCTGCATCTAATAATTGACGTAAAGCAGAAGTTGCTGTTCTACTTAATCCACCAATCATATGAATCAAACCGAAGCCGTAAAATCCAAGTCCTGGAAGAAATTTAAAGTGAACGAAATATTGGATTTTACTTTTCTTTAGATCATTAGGATTGTAGTTTCTTCTAATAGATAAAATTTTTCTACTAGCTTCTTCTACGGTTACTATGTAAGGGAGCTTAATTCCTGTTGGTTCACCTTCAGAATCAACTTCTTCAAACCCTTCAAGATCTAAATTTATGTGGCACTCTAAAATATTATACATTGGTTCTTGTTTACCAGTTTTTTTAGTGCCTTCTAATTCTCGTTCTTTTTTTTCTAATTCGTTATTAGTATCTGGTCCTGGTGGGCCAAGTTCTATATCAGAATAAAAACCATTCACTTGTTGTTTACGTAAATCATTTTCTGAAATTTTTATTGTATGTATGATTGCTTCTGCATCATCCAAAGAGTTTGCAGTGTAGGGTACAATTAAATCTTCTGCTGGAACAAATTTAGAAACACCTCTTCCTAGTAACTGATCGTAATAAACTTTTTTAAAAGTTGAACCTGCAAGTGGTAGATGAAATAACATGGAGTCAAACTCTGGCTCGTACTCTTGCATTTGATCCATCAATAAATAATTCATGTAATCTTTTACACGTTGCGATTGTTGTTCTACAGGTGGACTTGTAATACCAATAATTTGTGTTCTAACAGGTCCCTCTGCTGGTAATAATTCTTTGTATGCTTGTGCTTGAAACTGTGTGACTGCTTCTGCAAGGACTGGGTGAGTTGCACCAGATGCTCCTTGGAAAGGTTCTGTTCTATTTTCATATTTAAATCCTAAAAGATCTAAACCTTGAATGTACCCTTGCTCCCAATCTTTTCTGGAAGTTTTGTAATCCATATAATTTTGCACCATCTCGTTGCCGAGTGGGTTTAAAATATCTTCTGGTAAAATATCTGCTAAGTTATCAAAATGGTTCTCGGTTCCTGGGACGTTGATTGCACCAGGTTCAAAGTTTAATGTTGCACCACCATCTTCCTCTGGTATCACCTCTACAGGTGGTTGTTCTACAATTTCTTCTTCTTTAACATCAACTTCTTCAGATGGTACTTCGACCTCGGTTCTCACCTGATTTGGAAGTGACTTGTCTATATCTGCCATTTAAATTTCTCCAACCTTACGTCTTAACCTGTTTTAACGGAACATTCAACCCTTGTGGATTGGGACCTCTTTTTGGTGGTGGTCCAGATTTTACACCTCCTGATCCAAGTGGCTTGTCTATCATGCCACCGTCTTTTTTACCTTCTTGAAACATTTCTGTCAAAACCAGCTGTATTGCTGCAAGTTCCGACATGTTACCAACCATTTCACTAACACGTTTTTCAAATTCTTTCTTTTTTCCTGAGCTAAAATTTTTTGAATATTTATCTGTTAATGATGTCATCAGTAATAAATCCTTTTCTTTTTTTCTTTGATCTCTTCCACATAGTCCTCTGGATGATCTATCAAACCACCCTGTCTAAATCTCATGATCGCTTGTGTGGTTGAGTCAACCAAATCATCGTGATCTCCATACGGAAAGGAAGCACACTCTTCAATCACTTCGTGAGCAAACTCTTCTTCAGGAGCCCATATCATACCAGATTCAAATAAAGGTGCAACAGCATTTACACGAGTATGTTTATCATTTCCACGATTGGGTGAAAAGTTAGTTACAGGTATATCCATCCTTCTAAGCTCGTGAGTTAATGGCAGTCCACTTGCTTTAGACTCAATGATAACTGTTTCAGGCTGCCAATATTTATATTGCTCTAACGCCACTCGTCTTAGCTCTGGAAACTCGTACCGTCCTTTGACTGCATCAAGCAACATAAGATTTGCCCCAGAGTCTTCGTTAGGATACCAAACACCCCAGGTGGTGATAGCAGAGTAATCTGATGTTTCTTTTTTCGTGAACGCTGTATCGTAGGATTGAATGATGTGATAAATATTTGGCATATAATCTTCTTCCCATTTATTCCACCACTCACGTTTTAATATTGCTCCTTCTTCTGAGGTTGGATTCTGCATCCACTGTGCATTCCATTTTGCGTTTGGCAAAACTGCTTTTACTTTTTCAAGTTCACTTGTATCCCAATATTCAGGCCATACAGGTTCACCACTTGGCATGAGCGCTGGAAATTCGACCACGTGCCACTTGTCCGCTTTCGCTTCTGTTTGAGATGCAATTAATTTTGCTGTTAAATCTTTTGTGCTCCACCTTGTCATAACGATTACAATTTTACCACCAGGTTGTAAACGTTGACGAGCTCCTGATGTATACCACTCGTATGCTTTTTCTAAAAGGTCCTTGGACATTGCATCTTGCTCCGAGTGCGGGTCATCAATGATTAATAAATCTGCACCACGTCCAGTGATTGCACCACCAACACCAGCTGCGAAATACTCACCCCCTTGTTCCGTTTCCCAACGTCCTGCTGCTTTAGAATCTTCTTGTAATCTAGTTTTAAATAATTTTTGATATCTACTAGAATCAATTAAATTTTTTGCCTTACGACCAAAACGAATTGCTAGTTCTGCTGTGTGGGTTGCTTGAATGATCTTGAGTTTCGGATCAAGGCCCACCATCCATGCTGGTAGCAAGAATGATGCAAATTCTGATTTGGTATGTCTGGGTGGCATGTTAATAATTAATCTGTTTATATCACCACGGGATAGTTGATTAAACTTATCTGCGATGTGCCTGTGGTGGGACCCCTCTACAAAGTCTGGCCAAACATATTTTACAAAATTTAAAAAATCGTCTCTAACGCCTTCTTTAATTTCTTCTCTTTTGCTTAATAGTTTTTTTATTTTATACGGCTGCTGAACTTTTGCAGGTAATTTATTTTCATCTATTTTATCAATGGTTTCTTTCATATGGTACCAAAAAGTATTTTTAACCCCTACGGCTGTGTAAATCAAGCATATATATACATACATTAGGATCCCTATCTATAAAAAAGGGGGTATGGGGGCTTCGCCACTTTCGATTTTTGGTGTGCCGTTGGGACCTCTATAAGATTAATGAACCACGGCACACGGATCACGGCTCAGCATAAATGAAAAACCCCGCTAAGAAAATCTTAGCGGGGTCAAGGGAGTATTTTATTTGTATTGGTTAACTAAAGTTAAAAGCTAATTGCTTTTCTTTTTTTGGTTCCATTGAATTTACTTTAATTAAATGGTTTTCAGCATCGTCCTTATTTAAAAATAATTGCAATCCATCTCCGATTTTATCGCAAGTTGAATTATAACTTTTTAAATGATCCGCTAAAGATATCTCTTTAATTGTTTTTTCTTTCGTCCAATTTTTAGGATATCTAACCGCCATATATATTGTCGTCATTTGTCCTCCATTTGTTATGACTTGACAATATCAAAATTTAATATAGTGTCAAGGACTATGGAGGACATTTATGGATAATAAATATAATGGTTGGTCTAACTACGAAACTTGGAATTTTAAGTTGTGGTTAAACAATGACGAAACAACCCATAAATTTGTAATCAATAAGATTAAAGAGATTAGATCAAAATTTAGTGATGATGATTGGAAAGATCATGTTATTACTAAAGAAAAAGCGTATAGGTTAGCGTCTGATTTTTTAAGGTCTTATATTGAGGACAATGCGCCAGAATTAGAAATATCAAAAAATGGGTATTATAGTGATATTTTAAACGCTGGTCTAAGGGTTATTAATACTTATGAAATAGCACAAAGCTATTTTGAGGATCTTGAACTTGATAAATGGTGGTTAAGATCCGCTTAAAATTCCCTGAGCCGTGCGCCATTGTTCACGGCTCATCATCCGTAGGTTAAAAGCTTTAAAACCTACGGATAAGATTTTATTTTTTATTTTATTTTTCAAGGCACAGGCTAAAATTTTCACTTAACAACGCACAAGCGGTCAATGAT